CTAATAACAATAAATCGTGTGTAGAGTTAATATGGGATGGCGCAACAAATGCTACTGCGTTATTGTTGTCTAGTGTTGGTTATTGGGATTTACGAACTGCTGGAGACGAAATTTTAAACAACGCAACAACACCAACTGGTGATGTTTTATTGTCAACAAAGAATTTTGTAAGTGGTGATAACTATACGATTATTGTAGAGTTTAGGTAAAAAAACTTATAAATATTAGGATAAAGAGAGAGAATTTATGAAACTAATTTCAGAAGAAGTTGCAAACGCCGAATATATTACTGAAGAAGTAAACGGTAAAAAAGAATACAAAATCAAAGGCGTATTCTTACAAGCTAATATCAAAAATAGAAATGGAAGAGTCTATCCGAGAGAAATCTTAGTTAGAGAAGTGAACAGATATACTAAAGAATTTATCAATAAAAATAGGGCTTTTGGCGAGTTAGGACACCCTGACGGACCGACAGTAAACTTGGAAAGAGTTTGCCATATGGTTAAAAAATTACAACCAGATGGAGATAATTTTATTGGTGAAGCAAAAATTATGGACACACCATACGGTAAAATCGTAAAAGGTCTTATAGATGAGGGCGCTCAATTAGGAGTTTCTTCTCGTGGTATGGGGTCAATAATGAATAGAAATGGAATTAATTTTGTAAAAGATGACTTTTATCTAGCCACAGCGGCAGATATAGTTGCAGATCCATCTGCGCCAGACGCCTTCGTTGAGGGTATTATGGAGAGTAGAGAGTGGGTTTGGGACAATGGTGTCTTAAAACAAGTAGATATTGAAGCTTGGAAAAAACAAATCCAAGAGGCAAAGAGAACAGTACTAGAAGAAAAAAAACTAGATGTGTTCAAATCATTTCTTACAAAACTTTAATCTTATAAATATCCAATACAAAGGAAATTTATAAACGTTTATAAATCAAAAAAGGAGATTTCTAATGGCCGAACAAAAAAATATTGAGGCGATAGAAGCAGAAGTTCTTGGAGAAGCATCAGCTAATCCACAAGCTGACGCTCCTAAAAAGAATGCTGCTCCAGCAGAACCAATGAAGTCTATTGGTAGTGCTGAAGACTTAGGTTCTGCGGTTGTAAAACCAACGGATAGCAATCCTGACGCATCAAAAAAAATAAGTCCGGTTTCTGGTGATCCTCAACAAAAAGCTCAAGGTGCTGCTGACGCAATGCCTAAGTTAAAAGAGGAAGAAGAAGCTGATAAAGCGGATAAGAAAGATTCAGAAGTTAAAGAAGGCGAAATGCCAAAAGCTGCTCTAGACGCTCTTAAAAAATCGCAAGATAAAGAGAAGAAAGAGGAGTCTGACGAAGACAAAAAAGATATGAAAGAAGAGTCTGACGAAGACACTATTGATGTATCTGCAGATGTTGAAGCTTTAACTAAAGATGAAGATTTATCTGAAGACTTCAAAGCAAAAGCTGCAACTATATTTGAAGCTGCTGTTAACTCAAAAGTTAAAGAAGCTAAAGAAAAGTTGAAAGCTGGTTATGAAGAAAAATTAAAAGAAGACCTTGATACTAAAAAAGCAGAATTGGTAGAAAAAGTTGACTCGTATCTTAACTACGTTGTAGAAGAATGGATGCAAGAAAACAAAATAGCAATTGAGCGTGGTATAAAGGGTGAAATTGCTGAGGATTTCATAAGTGGTCTTAAAAAATTATTTGAAGATCATTACATTGATGTTCCAGATGAAAAGTATGATGTTTTAGAAGATCAAGCTTCTAAAATTGAAAACCTTGAAGCAAAACTTAACGAAGAAATAGAAAAGAATGTTGAAATGAACAAAGCAAACAGCGAACTAAAAAGACAAGACATCATTGATGAGGCGTCTGCAGATTTAGCTGATACTGCTAAAGAGAAATTCAACAAACTTGCTGAAGAAGTTGAGTTTTCAAACGAGGAAGACTTTAAAACTAAAGTATCAACTCTTAAAGAGTCTTACTTTGGTAAAAAGGAAGTCGCTTCAAATGAAGTAGATGAGTTAGCTGATGCCAATGGCGAAACTGATCCGCTTGATCTGACAAATAGCATGGCCGCTTATACTGCCGCTATAAGTAAAACAAAAGACATTAAACTTGTCAAATAACAATATAGGGAGAGAACGATAATGTATTTATCTGAAACTTACGAAAAAAAATGGCAGCCAGTTCTAGAGCACCCTGATTTACCAAAAATCGGAGACTCTTACAAACGTGCCGTGACAGCTACTATCTTGGAAAACCAAGAAAGAGCATCAAAAGAAGACGCAGCATTCTTATCAGAAGCAGCGCCTACAAACTCTACAGGTTCTGGAGTTGCTAATTGGGATCCAATTTTAATCTCATTAGTAAGAAGAGCTATGCCAAACCTTATCGCTTACGATATCGCTGGCGTACAACCAATGACTGGTCCAACTGGTCTTATTTTTGCTATGAGAAGCAGATACACTTCACAAACTGGCGGAGAAGCTATGTTTGATGAAGCAGATACTGATTTCTCTGGTAGAAATGCTGCTGGTGACTCTACTGCAGGTCAAACTGCTGGTGGACAAACTGGTAATAACCCTTCAGTTCTTAACGACAGCCCAGCTGGCGCTTACAGAAAATCAGAAGGTATGACTACTGGTGTTGCTGAAGCATTAGGTGATGCTGACGCTAACGCATTTGCTGAAATGGCTTTCTCAATTGAGAAATCTACAGTGACTGCTAGATCAAGAGCTCTTAAAGCTGAATACACTATGGAACTTGCTCAAGACTTAAAAGCAATCCATGGTTTAGATGCAGAAACAGAACTTGCAAACATTCTATCTGCTGAGATCCTTGCGGAAATCAACAGAGAAGTTGTAAGAACTATCTACATCAACGCTGAAAAAGGTGCATCTGCTAACACAGGAACAGTAAACACTACTACAGAAGGTGTCTTTGATTTAGATACTGACTCAAATGGTAGATGGTCAGTTGAGAGATTCAAAGGACTAATGTTCCAATTAGAGAGAGAAGCTAATGTTATTGCACAGAGAACAAGAAGAGGAAAAGGTAATATAATTATCTGTTCTTCTGATGTTGCTTCTGCATTACAAATGGCTGGTGTATTAGATTACACTCCAGCTCTTAACAATAACCTAAATGTTGACGATACTGGTAATACTTTTGCTGGTGTTCTTAACGGTAGATTCAAAGTGTACATTGACCCGTACAGTAATAACAATACGGCGTCACAATATTTTGTAGCAGGATATAAAGGTACTTCACCTTACGATGCTGGTATATTCTATTGTCCATATGTACCACTACAAATGGTTAGAGCAGTTGGCCAAGACACTTTCCAACCGAAAATTGGTTTCAAAACTAGATACGGTCTAGTAGCAAACCCATTCGCAGAAACAGGCGCTCAGTCTGGTGCTGCAACGGCTGTGAACAATGCTGGTTCAGCTAACTCAAACAGATACTACAGAAGAGTCAAAGTTGCGAACTTAATGTAATATTTGTTTATCAAATATCTAAAGAGAGGCGCTTCGGCGCCTCTTTTTTTGCCTTTTTTAAGCGTTATAAATAATAGTATGAACAAGAAAGAAAAAAAAAGATTTAAGAATATACTAGTACAATATGCTTGGATATTTGGTATTGCATTAGTAATATTGGGTACATTACTAGTAATGTTTCCTGAGAAGAAAAATAGATTAGAGTTTATAGAAGAAGAGCTCAAAAAAGTTGAAACAAAACAAAAAATTCTTACTGAAAAAGAGAAACAATTAGAAAAACTTGCCACTGAAAAAGATTGGGAAGAAGTAGATAAAGATAAGGATAAATAGTATTATGACAACACTAAACGCATTATCTCGTCAACCCACAAGTATTGATTATGCTAGTCCAACTCAATTTAAATTTAGTATAAGTAAATTACCTAAGGTAGAATATTTTTGTACTTCAGTTAATGTACCAGGTATTACTTTAGGAGGTTCTCCCGTACAAGCAACCCCACTAAAAGATATTCCATTACCAGGTGATAAGTTAACTTATGAACCTTTACAAATGTCTTTTCTAGTAGATGAAAATATAGAAAACTTCCAAGAAATTCATGGTTGGTTAGTTGGATTAGGATTTCCACGTGACTATTCAGAGTTTCAAAATTTAGTTGCATCAGGCAATGATAGATTTCCTGCGAAAACTACAGCTGTTAGTTCAGAACCAGGAAAAGTTAAATACGGAACAACAGATGTTGGAGGAAATTATTCGGATGCAACTTTAACAATTCTTACAAGTAAAAATAATTCACAACTAGAGGTAAGATTTAGAGATGTTTACCCAACAGGATTAACTGGATTACAATATAATCAGCAAGCGGCTGATGTTGATTATTTAACAGCAACTGTATCATTTAATTATCAAATTTATGATTTTGCGGCAAAAGGAGCTTCTACGACATCTGTGACATCTAGTTAATAATTTTATTTTATTATGAAAATTGAAAATATACAATGCGAATTTTTTATCAATAGTATCGCTGATTACTTAAAACACAAGTCTGTTCTATTAGACTTAATTAGTAAAACACCCTCAGAACAATACGAAGAAATATCTAATACAGACTGGACCATAAGTAAGGATCAAAAAAGAGAGTATTTAGATTACTTCTATAAAAATATATTACCTACACCTTATAACAAGATAATGAACTATTTACATAGCAATAAATATCGTTTATATAATGGTTGGTTTCAACAATATGAAAAAGAAGACACTCATTGCTGGCATGTACATGATGGCGCTAATTATACCAATGTTTATTTTATAGAATTACCTGATAGTGAATTTAAAACTCAATTGTATGATAGCACAAATAATAAGATACTAGATTTGGATATAAAAGAAGGTGATTTACTAACTTTTCCAGCAAGTGTTTTACATAGATCAAAACCCAACTTTGGTGGAAGAAAAACCGTAATATCATTTAACTCTGATTTTATATTTGATGGCAAGTTAAAATTTGAATAATATGACATATAAAATAATAGAAAATTATTTACCACAAAAACAAGCTGATGAAATAGAAAGTGTGATGATGAATCCACCATATCCTAAAGATCCAGCTCCAAAATTTCCTTGGTTTTATATGCCACACCCTACGGATAATAAGCATTCACAAATGCCTTTTTTTACGCATGTTTTTTATGACCATATAGGTATGAAAGAAGATGAATACTTTGAAGGTATTAATAAAACGATACTAACTAAATTAGAAAAAGAAGATATGAAAGATATGGAGTTGTTAAGAGTTAGAGCAAATTTGTATTTAAGAAATCCACAACCTATATTTTCTGAACCACATAGAGATCATTTTATAGATCATAAGGTAGCGATTTATTATGTAAATACAAATGATGGTTATACATTGTTAGATGAAAAGATAAAAATACCATCTATAAAAAATAGTGTATTAATATTTGATGGTGGACAACATAGAGCTGTATCTCAAACAGATGAAAAGGTAAGAATCATTATTAATATATCTTATAAATAATTAAATAACAGGAGTGAATATATTATGACATTAGAAGAATTACAAGTGCATGCTGATAAAGACCTTAAAATAAACGATACTGAATTAGATTTAGAATCTTTAAAAACACCTCAATTACACAATCAATATTTAAAACACTTAACAAAGTATAAATTAATGTTAAGTCGTAGTGAAACTGAATATAGTATTATGAAAAGACAAAAATGGGAATATTATACAGGTAAAGCAGACCCTAGTGTTTATGCTGAAAAACCATTTAGTTTTAAGTTATTAAAAACTGATGTTGACAAGTATTTAGATTCTGATATGGAATTACAAAAATTAAAACAAAAAGTAGATTACATACAAACAACAGTAGATTTTTTAGACAGAACAATTAGACAAATATCAAATCGTGGTTTCACAATTAAGAATGCAATTGACTGGCGTAAGTTTACTAGTGGCGCTATTTAATGATTGAAGTTTTTGATAATTTGGTTGATTATAATGTACGCAATAGAGTTTACTTATTTTGTACTCAATCAAAATTTAAACTTGGTTGGGAAGATAGTGATACATTAGAAAAGAATAGTGTTAAAAATTTACATAGTAGTTGGAGTTTAGATGAGTTTAAAGAATCACTACTAGAACCTTACATAAAAGAAGCATTCTTAAAATCAAAAAACTTTAATTATGATTTAAGTAAGCTATGGAGAATAGAGTTAAACTTGGTTAAATCTGATGATGTTCATTTTACACACACCCATAGAGATAAAATAGTTGCTTTATATTATGTGAATTTAGATTGGCAAGACGGATTCTATGGCGAAACTCTTTTCTATGATTCTAAAGATAATAGTAATATTACTCATACAAGTCCTTATGTTCCTGGAAGAATTTTACTATTTGATGGAAACACCCCACACTCAATAAGACCACAATCAGTTATTGCTCCAAAATTTAGATTTACGGTATCTATTTTCTTTAACAAATGACATTAACTAGATATATTATAATAGATAAAATAAATGAAGTTTATCTTAAAATAGAAGCTGATGCTGATATTCGTAGAGAGCTTGGAGAGTTTTTTACATTTGAGGTTCCTGGATACAAGTTTATGCCTGCATATCAAAACCGAGTATGGGACGGTAAGATAAGACTATTCTCATATGCGTCTGGTAAAATATACGCAGGTCTATATTATTATATTTTAAATTGGTGTAAAGACAACAATGTTCAAGTTGTTGATGGTACAAAAATAAAACCCACTAAAGTTGATGATACAAAATTAAATGATTTAATTAAGGCTTTAAAATTACCTTTTGAAGTGAGAGATTATCAAAGAGAAGCATTTAAATATTCTATTGAAAAAGATAGATGTTTATTAGTATCGCCTACAGCCTCTGGTAAATCTCTTATAATCTATCTTATGTTGATATATAATTTATTACGACTGAAAGATACTAAAGAGGACAAAATCCTTGTTATAGTGCCCACTACATCGCTTGTAGAGCAGTTATTTAAAGACTTTAAAGATTATGGTTATAACAGTGAAAGAAATGTACATAGGATATATTCTGGCCACGAAAAAGAAACTAATAAGAGAGTAGTTATATCTACTTGGCAATCAATT